GTGGTACGGGTCCTACTGGCCCAACAGGACCTACAGGAAGCACAGGGCCAGCAGGTAGCAATGGTAGTAATGGGTCCAAAGGACAAAAAGGTGAGGTAGGTTCTACGGGTGGCACAGGACCGACCGGGCCAACTGGTGGCACGGGGCCAACTGGTGGCACGGGGCCAACTGGGTCTAAAGGACAAAAAGGACAAAAAGGACAAAAAGGCGCTACCGGTGGTACAGGACCTACTGGTGGTACGGGGCCTACTGGTGGTACAGGGCCTACCGGGCAAAAGGGGCAAAAAGGACAAACTGGTGGTACAGGGCCTTCAGGCGGTACTGGACCTACGGGGCCTACAGGGCAAAAAGGACAAAAGGGACAAACTGGTGCTACAGGACCCGGCGGAGGCACAGGACCTACTGGTCCTACAGGGCCTAGTGGTGGAACAGGGCCAACCGGTGGCACAGGGGCTAAGGGACAAAAAGGACAAAAAGGAGCTGGCGGACCCACAGGACCTAGTGGTGGAACAGGACCTTCAGGTGGCACAGGGCCTACCGGACCAACTGGACCAACTGGACCTACAGGACCTACAGGACCTGGAGTATCTACAAGTTCTAACACACAAATAAATAGTTTAGGTGTAGCAACAGCTGCCAGTGGTACATCTGGTCAAATCAGAGCTACTAACAATATTACTGCTTACTACTCAGATGCAAGATTAAAAGAATTTAAAGGCAAGATAGGCAGTGCATTAGATAAAATAAAACAACTAAACGGTTACTATTACGTAGAAAACGAAACAGCTAAAAAGCTTGGGTATAACAATGATGATCTGCAAGTAGGACTAAGTGCCCAAGAAGTGCAAAAAGTCCTGCCAGAAGTTGTTACGGAAGCTCCAATAGATGAGCAGTACCTAACTATTTGGTACGACAAACTTATACCATTAATTATAGAGGCAATAAAAGAGTTAGATGAGTCCGGACACAAGAAGTAAAATACTAAGCAACATACGAGAAGAAGAAGGATTAGAGTTAACACCTTACCAACGTGAAGGTGAAGAATTTTATACTGTAGGTTATGGGCGCTATGGAAAAATGGTAGACCCAGACAAAACAATCACAAAAGAACAAGCAGAACAATTCTTAAATAACGACGTAGATGTTAGATTAGCAGAGATACAAAAACTCATACCTGATTTTTCTAACATGCCAGAAGACTTGCAAATCAACTTATTTAGTGAGTACTACAGAGGTTCAGTACGTCAAAGCCCCAACACAGTATCTTTAATAAACTCAGGTAGGTATGCCGAAGCAGCTGATGAGTTTTTAAACAATGATGAGTATAAAAAGGTTAGAGGTATAAGAGACTCTGGCGGTAAAGATTCTGGTGTTATAGGTCGTATGGAAGCAGTAAGCAGTTCTTTAAGAGATTATCAAGCATCTATAGATAACCCTAGAACTATTTCATCTGTAGACTATAATATGATTAGGAGCATGGAAGAGATAGCTGCTGATAGACAGCTAATAGGCAAAAGACTTAAGCAAGTTTAAACACAGGAGGTGTTATGAATTCAATATGGCAAATGTGGGCTAGAGACATTAGTCGCACAACATGCAATAAAATTATACAAGAGTGTGAACAACTACCGCCTATGGAGGCTACAGTAGGTGGACAATCTGAAACTTCAGTAGATAATAACGTTAGAAGGTCTGAGATACGTTGGGCTGGAGGCATAGAGTGGATAAAAGAATTAATCTATGGCTATGCAACTGTGGCTAATAGAAATGCTTTTGGTTTTGATATTAACTACTTAGCAGATGTGCAATACACTATATACAAAGGCACAGACGAAGGATTCTACAACTGGCACTACGATACCTTTTGGGCAGGAGAAAACACATACGACAGAAAGATAAGTGCAATTATTCAACTAAGCGATCCTGCAGACTATGAGGGTGGAGAGTTTTTACTAGAAAACCAATACGAACAACCTAATCCAATAGACCTAAAACAACGTGGCACAGTGCTTTGTTTTCCTTCTTTTCTTAGGCATACAGTAAAACCTGTAACAAAAGGTACACGTAAGTCTTTGGTTGCTTGGATAGAAGGGCCAAAGTTTAGATGATAAAACTTGTAATAAACTTAGAAAGAAGAACAGATAGAAAAGAACATTTTCTTGAAAAAAATAAACTATCGGAAGTAAAGTTTATAAAAGCAATAGATGCTGAGTCAGAAAATTTATCTATGTATCCTGTTAGAGAAGGTTGGGTAGACCCTTTTCTTAATAGACCTATGACAGACGCAGAGAAAGCCTGTTTTTTGTCGCATAGAAAAGCTTGGTTTTATTGTTTAGATAAACAAGAAAGCGTCATAATAATGGAAGACGACGCAATTATTAATGATACGTGGGACGAAGAATATTACGAATACTTAAGCAACTACTGGGACTTTGTTTACTTACAACGTAACGAAAATGAACCTGATAAAACGGTTTATATAGACGATAAACTAGAAAGACCTTGGTACCCTTACAACATGACAGCTTATGTGTTGTCACCCAAGGGTGCTAAAAAACTATTAGATAAAGATATTGCAGAAGGCATAATACCTGTAGACGAATACTTACCAGAACTTATACAGTCTGGTGAGTTTATACCTGTTGCACTACAGAAAGATGCCTGCAATCAAGCTAGTGTTGATATACTAGCTTCTGACATTAGGAGAAAGAATATGATGCATGTAGTAACTATAGGCACAGATATAAACAAAATGAAAAAGTTATACCAGTCTGCGTCTAAACATAATGTAGCAATTAACAACTGGGGTTTTGGTGTTGATTGGAAAGGCACAGATATGACAGGCCCAGGTGGTGGTATGAAGGTAAACATACTAAAGGAACATTTGTCTGATGTTCCGGACACGGACACCATACTCTTCACAGATGCGTACGACGTTTTTTATGCAGATAATTTAAACACCATAAAAGAAAGATATGAAAGCTTTGGCAAAAAGATTGTATTCTCTGCAGAAGCTACGTGTTGGCCTGATCCAAGCATTGCAGAACAGTTTCCTAAGGTAGATACACCTTATAGGTTTTTAAACTCGGGCACGTTCATAGCAGAGGTAGGTGAGCTTCGCACGATACTAGAGGCAGATACTGTAGCAGATGATGGCGATGACCAATTGTTTTACCAGAAAGCATACTTAGAAGGTTTGTATGACATCGTGTTAGATACAGAAGGATACATTTTTCAAACGCACGAACCTAATACACAAGTTATAGGCGGCCAGTTAAACAACGGTATTTGTTGTCCTTGTGTTTACCACGGCAACGGTGGCGATGATGCAAAAGAAACTTTTGAAAAACTGTATGACGAAATGTACAACTCAAAAACACCTTGGTTTTTACCTAATCTAGGGGGCTACGAACAATTAGAGAAAGACATGATAATGGTAGATTTTATGTCACCAAGACAATGTCAGAATATGATTGACATAGCTAACGCACATAACGATTGGAAAAGTTTAGACTACGACAAGTTTCCTGCACAAGAACTAAGATTAAAAGAAATAAATCTTTGGGACGATTTATGTGCGCATTGGGACGAATATATAAAACCAATAGTAGAAAAGTATTGGAAGCCATTAGAGATGTATGGGCTAAGAGATGCTTTTGTCCTAAAGTATGACACTTCTTCACAAACTAAACTTGCTCTGCATCACGATGCTTCTTACGTTACTGGTTCTGTAAAACTAAACGATGATTACGATGGGGGAGCGTTAGTGTTTCCTAGGCAACTAGTAAACAATACAGACATACCACTAGGTAAACTGTTACTTTTTCCAGGGGCTGTTACGCACCCGCACGAATGTGTAGACCTAATAAGCGGCACGAAGTACAGTCTTACGATATGGTCTAGTAGATATCCGGGTGATATACTGTAAACATGTACGAAACTAAATCTTTAACACCAGCTGAAGTAGATGTTTTGCATGACGATGGTACTTTAGCTAGTATGTGGGCAGGATCAAAACCCTACATAGAACAAGGTAGTCTTACTTTTCCTTTTTTATCAGAGGAAGAAAAGAGTTCTGCGACTGATGAAAACTATGCAAATTACGTTTTTCATCAGACTTACGGCTACGCTGTGCAAGAACATAGGCATGTTTCTGCTACTTATATAGATGACTATTTAGTTGCTATAGGGCTATTAGAAATTATGGATACTAACAAACCAGAAGAAATACACCTTTGCCAATCGTTTATACGCAAAGATAAACAAGGTACGCGAGCTTTTATGCGTGATCCTGAATATTACAATAGCAGAGGAACGCATTGGAAAAGTTTAGGTTGTACTAAGGCTTTCAGTTATTTAGAAGTAACCTCACCAATCATACATACCTTTGAAGCATACAAAAATCATTTCGCTCCTTGGCCTGATATGAAGATGGATTGGTCTAGTCTTCAGTACCTAGGAGAGGTTACAATAGATTATGGCGAGTATGAGAATACTTTTAAAAAATACTCTATGGAGTTGAAATAATGGGACAAGTAGTTAAAGGCGGTGCTATAAGCTTTAATGAAATAAGAAATGCTTTTGGTTCACCAGACAGGGGCACAAGTACTAGAAGTGCTTCCAATGTGACCATGGGTGAGTTCTTTCGTATGGTATGTACCTCGAACGGTGGTCTTGCTGGTGTAAACACTGCTAGTAGTCCAGCACAAGTTTTAGACTTTGACGACACAATTATACTTAAAGCAGGTGCAACTAGTTATAGTACTACTAGCACTAAGTCCTCAGTAACTAATACTTTGCGTGGCGCTTTTACGGGAGCAGCGGCAGGTGTAGTGACTGCAAACAATTACTCTAATTACTTAGGTTCTTTCTCAGCAAAAAGTAATAGTTTTTTTGGCGTTTCTTACAACGGTGTAGGAGATTTAGGCAGTGGCATAACTTTGGTTGGTGTTGGCACTCTTATAAATACACTAGGGGGCGGTAGTTTTGACATACTATTCCAAGGCAGTGGGGCTTCTAGTTTACAAACAACTGACCTTGATAAGTGTAGAATAAGAAGAATGACACTAACAAGTAACGCATTTGTTACTACAGAATTAACTATCGCAGGTCTTACAGACAGCCCAAGCGGTAGCTTCTTTAGAACCACAACAGGTAGTGGAGCTGCTACAATAGTCAGGTTTTCTATTTTAGTAAGTGCTTTTGGAGGCATAACTGATCCATTGTCAAACTCTAGTGAGTTTGCATTTCAATTATTTACATCATGATAAATTTAAAAAAATTACCACCTTGGTCAGAGATATCTACTAAACGTAAGATAGCTAGAGTGTTCTTTATATTCTTGCTACCAGTTAAAATACTGCTTATGTTTATGGGAGTATCATTTGGGATTACAGCCTTGTTTGGCTTATAATCTGACTATGGCTACAACAAAAGAAACATTAGCAAAGGTAGAAAGCCAAGTTGTTAATATAGAAAAAAGGCTAGACAAAGGCGATGCTAAGTTCGATGCAATGGACGCAAAGTATACTAAATATATCGTCGGTCTTTACGTACTCATCATAGGCATGAGTGGTGTAGATCGAATCTTTTCCTAGGAGGGGATATGAACATAGAGCAATGCAAAGAAGAAATAAAACGTCATGAGGGTGAGGTTTTAGAAATATATGAAGATAGTCTAGGGTATAAAACCCTTGGTATAGGACATCTTTGTAAACCAGAGGACCCTGAATATGACTGGGCAGTAGGCACTAAAGTATCACAAGAAGTTGTTGATATGTATTTTGCAGATGATTTTGACAAACATTTAGCAGAAACAATACACGTGTTTGGTACTGAAGAAGCATTCTATAACTTGCCCGAAAACATACAGCACGTGCTTGTTAACATGTGTTTTAATTTAGGTGGCACGAGATTATCTAAGTTTCGTAATATGTTAGAAGCCTGTAGAGCCCATAGCTGGGATAAAATGGCTGCTGAAATGGAAGACAGCAGGTGGTTTAAACAAGTAGGAAGAAGGAGTATAGAACTACAGAAATCAGTATTAGAAACGTATGGCAACGATTAAATTAACAACTTTTGGCGGACTAGCACCTAGAGTATCACCCCGATTATTGTCAGACACCGCTGCACAAACAGCCACCGATGTAAACCTAGAAGAAGGTAACTTAGTACCTATAACCCAAAACACAGATCACTTAACGTTAAGTAACAGCACTAGAAAAAGTGTATTTAAATATACCGACAGTCCAGAACGTTGGTTGCAGTTTGATGAAGAAGTAGATGTCGTGCGTAGTCCTATACCCGGGGATACGAATAAGACCGTATACTGGTCAGGCCAGACGTTCCCAAAGATGGGTAGGTTTTCAGATGTAATATCAGGTAGTGTATACCCAAACGCTGGTTTTAGATTAGGTATACCTGCCCCAACAGCTGCTCCAACTGTAGCACCTGTAGATGAAAGACAGTTTGATGGCGTTATAACTTTTGCCGCTAACAGTTCTACTATAACTATTACAACTAATAGTAGTGGTAGCGGCACAGCACACTCTGCTAGTGTAGGAGAATTTGTAGAGTTAACAGGATTTGCTACTACTCAAGGTGTAGAAGCAGCAAATATAAACGGCACTTATAAAATTAAAACTGTGCCTAGCACTAGTACCCTTACAGTAGAGTTATCACAAGCCGCTTCAGGTTCTGGTAACAGTTCTAGTGTGGCTAATGGTGTAAAGTTTGGAGGTAACTCAGACGCAGAAATAGACTATGACGTATCTTATGTATATACCTTTGTGTCTGCTTATGGAGAAGAAGGGCCACCTTCTCCAGCTTCTACAGTAATAATTGCAGACGACAATATGACTATAAACATAACACAGTTAGAAACCAGTTCTTCCAAATCAAATGCAAACTTTGGCACAGGCGCAAAGAAACGTATCTATAGATCAAATACTGGTTCTAATACCACACAGTTTCAGTTTGTAGGAGAAGTAACCATGGCAGACACTGACTTTGTAGACTCTTCTAAAAACAGTGAACTAGCTGAACTTTTACCATCTAGCACTTGGATAGCACCACCAGATGACGATACCTCGCTATACCCAGACGGCCCTATGAAAGGTCTTATAGCTTTGCAGAACGGTATGTTTGCTGGTTTTACTGGCAATAGAATATGTTTTAGTGAGCCCTATCAACCCCACGCTTGGCCTGCTAGCTATCGAATAGGTATAGAAGAACAAATAGTAAATATGAAAGCTACATCAAACGGTCTTATAGTAGGTACAGAAAGCACACCATATCTTGTAACAGGAGCTGACCCTTCGGCAATGATGGCTATAAAGATAGAGACTGCAGAGGCCTGTTTAAGCAGACAATCTATGGTTGACATGGGTGATGTAATTATTTTTGCTGGACCAGATGGCTTGATGGGTGGCGCAGGAGCAGCAGTACAAAATCTTACAGAATCCTTAATAACACCAAAACAATGGCAAGCTAATTACTACCCGTCTACGATTAAAGGTTTTTATTGGCAGGGTAGATATGTAGGTTTTTATGAAACGGGTTCTGGTTTTGGCGGGTTTATATTTGATGCTAGACAAGGTGCCAACGCTCTTACTAATTTAGATGCAAGTGCGCTCATACGTGGCGGGTTTACTGACCCAGATGACAATGAACTGTATCTTATTGTTGGTAACAAGCTGCAAAAATTCCAAGGTAGTAATACAGCTCTAACATACAATTGGAAGTCAAAAGATTATGTTGTGCCTAAGCCAACTAGTTTTTCATTTGCTAAGATAGATGCCGAAGCATATCCAGTAACTATAAAAGTTTATGGAGATGGCGGTCTAATATATAACGCTACTATATCTACTAACGGTGATATTTTTAGTGTAACAGGAACCACACCTAGTTTTAGTGCTACAGATATAACAGAACCTGTTGTTAGATTACCAGCTTCCGTGCATGGCGTATTTTCTATAGAAGTAGAAAGCGCGAAAGAAGTTCATGAGATTTCTATAGCAGAGTCCGCACAAGAACTAAGCGCTACATGATATGTCTACTAAATTACCCGGCCTAAAGAATATTCCTCCAAAGACGGAGAGAGAACTAAAACTAGCCTTAGAAGATTTAAAACAAGCCTTAGAAGTTAGGTTAGGGCTGCGTGGAGACCCTTTAGACAGGGCAGTAACTTTAAGAGAATTAAAAGACAGTAATGTTGTAAAAGTAACAAACAGTGCTGTTGGCGTAACTGATGGTATAAAACCACCAGATGAAGACCCAGGAGACCTTAGAGTACCGCCTGCTGCAACTGGACTAACAGCAGCAGGAGCGTTTACTAGTATTATTCTTAAATGGAACATACCTTCCTATGGCAACCATGCTTTTACAGAGATATGGAGATCACAAGATAACAACTTAGCAGGCGCAGAACTAGTGTCCACTGCCGGGGGTCAAGTCTATTCAGATGATGTTGGCTATGCTCAAACATATTTTTATTGGATTAGGTTTGTAAGTGTTGCTAATGTGCCCGGGCCTTGGAATGATACTGAAGGCACATCTGCAGCAACTGCAGCCAACGTTAGTGCAGTAATGAGCAGTCTATCTGACCAATTGAGCAACATGCCCGGCTTTAGCACTCTAGGCAATGACATAACAGTCAATATTGGTGGTGCTACTTCTAGTCTTAACTCAGGTTTATCAGGATTAAGCTCAACCCTAGGTAATAAAACGCAAACCTTTGTAGGTAGCTCTGCTCCAGAGGCACAGGCTATAGGTGATTTATGGGTACATACTGGACAAAACAACAAACTTTATAGAGCATTTGCTGCTGATGCAAACGAAATTGCTACTGGAGAATGGCAAGAAGTATCTGATGGGTCTGCTGGTATTACTGTCTTTGCACAAGATGGCCCAACTCCACCAACCTCTACTTCTGTTGGCGATCTTTGGTTTAACACTAACGCTAACAATAAACAATATGTTGCTGAGTCTATTGGTGCAAACGAAGTTACTGCTGGAGAATGGGTTTTAGTAGCAGACACAAGAGTAGGCACGCTAGTCACAGACCTTAATACTTTAGAGACTGCTGTGAATGATAGCGGCACAGGTTTGAGCACAACTTTTGGCAAGGTGCAAACTATAGAAAGTATTCTCTCTGGTTTTAGTGGTAGTGGTGCTGTGCAAACAGCTATAGACGGGGTAGCAGGAAACGTAACTGCAAACGATGGTGACATAGCATCTAATCTTACTAAGATAGAAGCTTTACAAACCATTGTAGGTGAGCAGTTTGGCGTACGTATCAAGACAACTAACAACAGTAACACTGTTACCATACAAACAGTTACTGACTCTGCTGGCTCTACTACTACGAAAGCTCACGGTCTTACTGCTGCACAGGTAACCAGTGGCTCATACATTGCCATCATAGGAGCTACAGCAGTTAGTGGTGTAACCACCTCACAACTAAATAGAATACATAAAATACAATCTATCCCTAGTACAACCAGCTTAACTATAACCGTAGTAGGAGATGCTGCTAATGCCACAACTAACTTTAGTGATTACACTGCAACAGCAGGTAATATCATAGGTGCATTTGCAGGAGTAGCAGAACTTGCACAAGCTCGTGCAGACTCTGATGGTAACGCTCAGGCTTCGTACGTATTGCAAGTAGCAGCTAATGGTTCTGTTGCAGGTATGGTCATAGAAGCAAATGCCTCGGACGGTGGTACAGCATCCGCGGTTCAGTTCCAAGCAGACAAGTTTGCTATTTGGAATGATAACAATGCGGGTACTGCTCCTTTCATAGTCAGCAGTAATACAGTATTTATGGATAATGCCATGATCCAAGACGCTGCCATAACTAATGCTAAGATAGCGAACTTAGCAGTAGATAATGCAAAGATAAGCAGTTTAGATGGAGATAAGATAACCGCGAACAGTATAGCTGCAAGTAAAATTATTGGTGGTGTTATACAATCTACTGACTTAGACAACGGTAGTACAACAATTATCCATGGTAGTGTAATAGAAACAGGCACTATAACTGCTGACAGGATTACAACAGGAGAAGTTGTTGTACCAAATGACTTAGGGCAAAGTGGTTCTACAACTATTCATGGTGACAGGATAGCCACAGGTACTATAGATGCTGACAAGATAGATGTTACTGACCTTGTTTTACCTACAGTCCATAACAAAGTTAGTGGCGCTACTATTGGTGGGTTCCCTAATAATGTAATGACAGTCCAAGAAGTAGGTTCTATAGGTACAGTCAATGGTATATATGATGGATTTGTTAGAATCTTTGGGGGTTCTAACGAAGTTAAAACATTAAGTTTCTTTATAGGAGATGGCACTTTTGGTTCTGGCGCTGAGATAGAAAGCGCGGGTAATACATATAACAATGCACCTAACACACAAAACTTACCTATGGTTGACACTGGGGGAGTGCAATACCACTCTAATAGAGCGGTAGCTTGGTCAGGTATAGATAGATTCCAAACAACACAAGCTGTATGTCAGTTATCTGTTAGTTTTAGAAAAAGAAGTGGCACAAATAGAACTGCTAAGTTATATATACTAGCGCAAGGAGATGGTGGCACTAGGTTTTTAGAGAACGTCGAATATTCTTTCTCACGTCAAGCCCTTAACGAACCTGCTCAATTCTCATTTACGCCTGTTACTGGTGCTGCTACAAATACTACCATTACTTCAGGTTCTGTAACTATTACAGGTTCAGGTTTCACCTCAGGCACAATAACACCAAGTGGGTTTGGAAGTCCTAAGATATCTATTGGTACTGGTTCTTTCTTAACAGGTTCGCAAACTGTTACTGATGGGCAGTCTATTAGAATACAAATGACAACTGGAAGTCAAAACAACCAAGCGTTTACTTGTGTTGCTACTATAGGTGGTGTGTCCGCAAACTTTGTAGTAACCACAGTTGCTGGTAGCCCACCACCACCACCAACTCCACCGCCGGGGCCTCCACCACCAAGTAACCCGCCAGGTGACAATCCGGGTATAGGAAACCCATCAGCACCATAATGGCTATTCATAATTTTAACTATACGTATCAATATGTGAGCCATGAGTCCGTGCGTCGTTCTGGTACGGACCCTACGCCACTGGTATCTTCTGTAACAATTAGTATTACGGCTGTAGATCAAGCAGATAACTCAAAGACTATAACTACTGAAGAGACAAGAGCATTAGATTATTTTTATTTACAAGACGCAGACTTGCCCGGTAGCTTTATACCTTTAGCAAATGTAACAGATCAAAACATGATTGATTGGTTTAAAGATGGCATGGTTACGGCAGATTTTGATGGGTACTATACGACGAAACTATATGGTACTGCAGAAATGGATGGAACGTGATACTATAAGATATGGCATATAAGAGAAAAACAACTAGAAAAAAGCCTACTAGAAAGAAAGCTTTAACTAAAAGACAACAAGCCACTATGAAAAGGCATGCTAAACATCATAGTGCAAAGCACATGAGGTATATGAAAAATCTTATGATGAAAGGCAGTACATTTACTGCTGCACATAAGAAAGCGCAGAAAGCTGTAGGTAAATAATGTACGAGTATGGGTGCAAAGTAACTAGAGTAGTAGACGGAGATACCGTAGACTGTGAAATTGATTTAGGTTTTGACATTATTTATAAATCCCGTGTACGTTTATATGGGATCGACACACCAGAATCACGAACATCAAATAAAGACGAAAAAGCTAGGGGTAAACTAGCTGCTGCATTTCTAGAAGACGCTATCAACGCGGCTAAGAATTTAAAAATACAAACTAAATTAGACAAGAAAGGTAAGTTTGGTAGAGTGCTAGGCGCCATCATTGCAGATGATGTAGATTTAAATCAAGCCTTAGTAGACAACTACCATGCTGTACCTTATACAGGACAGAGCAAAACTTTGATTGCACAAATGCATCAGACAAATAAACAAAAACTATTGGAGCTTGGTAAGTATGAAGAAGTTACTAACTAATATAATCGGGAGCGTAGCTCCAACATTGGGCACCGCACTAGGTGGTCCATTAGGTGGCATGGCAGGGGATGCCATATCAAAAGTTCTTGGGTGTGATAACGACCCCGTGTCATTAGAGAAAGCAATTGCAACTGCTACACCCGAACAGTTATTAGAGATTAAAAAGGTAGAGAAAGAGTTCGAAGCTAAGATGAAAGAACTTGACGTTGATCTATACAAGTTAGAAACACAAGAGAAACAAGATGCACGAAAGACTTTTAGTAAAGACTGGACTGCTAGAATAATTGGTATAGCTATGGTTGGTGGTTTCCTTGGCTATATCTTTCTCGTTACTCTCCAACCACCAGAGCAAAATAGTGAGGCCCTGATTAATCTGGTCCTAGGCTACCTCGGGGGCCTAGCGTCTGCAGTCATATCCTTTTATTTCGGGGCCTCCAATAAGCAAGATGACTGAAGTCATTGAGATAATACAACAAGTAGGATTTCCAATAGCAGCTGCCCTAGGTCTAGGGTGGTTTATTTATAAACTAATTATGCGTATTGTTGACGGCATGGAAACTAAACTTGATACTGTAGACGAGAAAGTGGAGACACAGATAGCAGCTATAGAAGAAAGACTAGGCACAAAACTTGATAGCCAACACGGTATTCTAGTAGCTTTGATAGACAGAATACGTAGCCTGGACAATGAGATTATTAGACAAGATACGTTAATAAAGACTATACTAGGAGTACCACAACTTATTGATAGCAACAAAATTGCTAAGGCGGATAGAGATGACCAAAGGAAAGATTAGTTTATTATTAATTTTATGTCTTTCTGTGAATGCAGATAAGATGACACACCAATTTAAATCACCCTCTTTTAGCGGAGTGGGTACTTCTTCACATTATTTAACTATTGAAAACCAAGAGTTTAATAGGAAAGAAGCAAACAAAGCTGAACTTAAAGCATATAAAGAACAGCTTAAAAGGGACGCCGAAAACACTACCCTAGCTAGGTTTATAAGAAACCTTGAGTCTAGGATATATGCACAACTAAGTAGACAACTAGTAGATGCTTTGTTCGGTGAAAACCCAAGCACTAGTGGGATACTAGAACTCATGGGTAACACTATTGAGTATTCTGTAAGTGAAGACGGCACAATGATAACACTTAAGATTACAGATGCAGAAGGGAATGTCACCGAAATTACTGTGCCTATCGGTTCTTTTACTTTCTAGTTGCGCGTCATTATTATTTGACCCTATAGAAAACACCATAGCGCCAGCTAAGAAAATCGAGCTAGCAACCATAGATGAGTTGGTTGTTAGTGATTTACTTGACTGTCGTGTACCTACCAGAAAACCTACCATTGCTGTGTACGCAAGTGCATTCACAGACCAAACAGGACAAAGACTTAGTAATTCTATGTATGCTAGCTTCTCTACAGCTGTAACGCAAAGCCCTAGCGCATACCTAATTAAGGCTTTAAAAGATGCATGCAAGAATAACGGTGGGTTTTTTACAGTAGTCGAACGTATAGGTATCGACCACCTTACAAAAGAAAGACAGATCATACGTAGCGGCAGAGAGCAAAACAACGAGGACAATGCGTTACCAACGTTGTTATTTGCTGGACTTCTTATAGAAGGTTCTGTCGTGTCGTACGAAGCGAACGAGACCAGCGGTGGCGCGGGTGCTCGTTATTTAGGGATTGGTATATCTAAGGCCTACAGAACTGATACTTTGACGATACAGCTACGTCTTATATCAGTAAGTAGTGGTCAAGTGCTAGTTGAGAAACTAGTAACAAAGACAATTCTTAGTGTATCATTA